ACGCCATGGCATCGCCATAGGCCTCCATGATGCCTCGACGAAGCTCAGCTTCATTCTCCGGCTTCTCGCATTCTCCCCAACGGTGGTCAACAAGTAACCGCTCACGTCGAGTCTTACCCGCCTCGATCTGCTCAGAAAGCCGATAGGTGCCTTCAGCTACCGATTCCTCACCAGGTGCGAACATCGTGGTTGTCTCGAGATACCACGTGCCGGCTATCTTCTTCCGTTTACGTAGGTTACGAGTGACCGTTGAATACATCCGACGAAGGTCTGGTGTGTTGTATAGATGCGTCTCGTCAAAACCGACGAACGTCTCCTTACCGCCATCTTTGGAAGCACTTGCCGCTGTGCTGGGGGTAATCTCCCCACCACCGGGCAACAACACACGAGTAAGCCCTGCATTCATGCCAGGAACCTGCGAAAGCGGACCGTCGATCAGGTTGAAATGGATAGTGTCATAGACTAGACCAGTCTGGCCTTCTTCCGTCGCCAAACAACGGATGTAAGGCACCCTGACTGGCCGACCCATCGGCTCACCCGGCTGGTACTCGTACTCGAATCCTAGTCCCCACGGGTCAGTGTAGACCTCGCCACCCTCAGCCCAGTCAAGGAACCGGCACGGACCAAGCGACTCAGTGAGTCCGATTCGGCCGCATAGACCTGACTTATCACAGCCCTTTGGACGGGAGAAAAATGCGGAGTCGTAGAGTCGCCGTCCATCGTCGTCAAGTGTGTAACAATCCACGATAAAACCGGAGACCTCATCTCCGTGTTGGACTGGCTCACCTTGCACATCTCCCGGCCCATGCACACAGAAGTATTCCATCCACGCCAGCAACAGCCAGCCCAATGAACGGTCTCGATTATGGTCCTTAGCAGTGATGACACGACGCGGCATGTCATCACCTCACTAGTACAATCCCATGCATATCAGAGGGTTATCGTTCGTTCCAAACGACGCAGGAGCGAAAGTCGCAGGAAATGTCAATGTCGACGCAGCGAAGATCTGTCGGCGGTGTGTGCCGCTCGGCGCGAGGAAATTCCACGTTGATGACGCTGTTGATGCGGTGGTGCCAAACTTCGGGACAGTTGTGCAAGTGTGAATCATAGCCAATCGGTAAAACTTACCGACGGTCTGGGACGCTACCTGCGCAGTCCATGCCTTGAATCGCCAACCCGCTGTGGTGAATATGGTGTAATCATTGACATGAGTAGCAACCTTGGTCTGCCCGTCATCACTGTATAAACAGAATCCACTATCATTTGCTGAACCTGGCGTCACGCCAGCGGTAGCGACGTTCACGCCGGCACCTGTGATCACCTTGCCCGGCGGCACATAAATCCGAGCAATCTCGATCGTGTTTATTGTGACGGCTGTTGCCGTAGAAATGCACTCAATAGGGAACGTGATACCCACGAATCCGTATTGATCCATCGGGTAACCGGGTCGACGAGCAGCATCGAGGTCGCCTGCGTCAGAGTACTGCTTAGTGACCGCTTGCATAACGCCGGCTGGGTCGGCAGGCAGTTGGATCTGTGTTCCAAAGAACCTGACCATAGGGTCAGCCCTGAATAGAGAAGTTGTAGTTATTCGTTGCTGGCGCCGCTGGGAATGTAAGAACGACGTTGTTGGCGTCAGAACGCACAATCTGCACTTCGATTTCCTCTCCTGCCGACGGGGTAGAACCACCGATAGTGGGAGGGGAAGAACCGGCGAATACCTGAACCTGCACATATTGGTTATTGAACCCGTGAGCAACAGTCACTGACGCGCCTGAGACCGTATAGATACCAGTCGTTGCCGTAGGAATGGTGCCCCAAACCTTGCGGGTACCTGTTACCGGATCAATATAGATGCCGTTACCGTCAACAAGAATACCGTTATTCGCAACTGCCGCTGCGTTAGCCGACTGGGCAGACCCAGTACCTTGCTTGGCTGAGATCACACCGCCGACAACATTAATGCCGTTACCAGCGGAGTACGTCGTGGTGCTAAAAGGCTTGATCCACGTCTGAGCATCTGTGCCGATAGTGATAGCACCATTGGTCCCCGTGCCGACGGCGGTCTGCATCCACACCGTGTCAGCATTGGTGTTGTCGGCAGCACCGACGGAGATCATAGTGCCTGAATAGATCGACGTGTTGCTACTCGAGTCCGCCCGGCGAGTGAGGCTAGTCGCGTTGTTCCATGTGTATATGCCGTTTTGAGTTGTCGTGGTCTGGCCGGTAAGCAGCACCGTGTCACCGGCTGCCATAGTATGCCCATTAATTGTCGAACCTGGTGACGACAAGGACATATTAGTGGTGACAACAACTGTGGCTGGCGGAGCCTTGAAGTCAAGACCTGACTGAACCGCAGCGATAGCGGTATTAAACTGGGCGTACTCGACTGCTTGACCACTACCAGAGGCAGCTACCAAGTTGGTGAAGTTCTGGCTGCCCATGTTGACCGAGCCAGTAGGCGTGGCCATCGTTGACCACTGAATAGCCTGAACAGTTGCAGTGAAGTTTGAGATCGTGCTCGCTAACTGAGTGCCAGTCTGGTTGGCTCGAGCCAAGAGGTCGATAGCCGTGGTGCCATTCCAGAACTTCACCGTCGGCACTGTGGTGTTTACCCACATCCTGCCCGCATCCCCCGCGCCCAGGCCTGCTGGGTCAGACGACAACGGGTTAAGGGCAGCGTTAAGCAGCGCCAGGCCCATGAGGTCAATGCTGGTGGCGAACCGGCGCGGCATAACTTACCCCTAGCTCAGGTATATAGTGCCTGAGAACGGCACATCGAATAGCACTTCAGTGATGTCGGTAGACATGAAAATCAAACTGGCATATTCAACAGGGTTGCCCCCGGTATCAATGGCCAGCACGCCGGCTGGGTAGAACCCAAGATCATGCTGGACTTGCACAAGGAAGACCGGCTGAGGGACCGGCCAGACGCAGGACGCGTTCGTGGACACCCCGGCTGGCCCTCGAGGACCAGGAGGCCCGACGACGGGCACCAGCGTCACCGTCGGATCGACCGGCGCTGCGGGCCCGGTAGCCGGGATGCCAGGAGGTGTCAGGGTGATCGTGGGGCTTGTTGGTGGGGCTACGTGGATGGTGGGCAACGGCGGGGGATCAACCGTGACCGTGGTGTCAGGCGCGATGATGATCGGCATCAGACGTACCTGGTCGTGCCGTGAGCCCAGAGCAGGGCCCCGGAGCCAGCTGGGTTGTAGAGCAGCCGAGCAATCGAGAGCCGAGCGTCCACCACGGCTTGGACCTGACTAGCCGAGATGTTGAAGGTCGCGTCGCTGCCGGCAACGGTGGCCGACCACACCGTTGGCGTGTCAGTCAGGCTGTTCATCAAGTGGAGCTCGATGACCGTGCCGTTCGGCCATGGCGTCGAAGCGGTCAGCGTGGTAACAAACGAGGCGCCCACCGGGATAACCACTTGGAGGTCTTCACCCGCCGAGCCGAGGGTTATCACGTGAACTACTCCCCCTCAGCTAGTATCAGCAGATGCTGGTAATCATTGTTAACGTCAGCATTTTAATCTGGCTGTTATTGCATCTAATCTGGGTCTTGTGTGACGCACCGCCGGCAGAGACCAAAATACGGAGAATTGAGGCCACGCTAGTCGCGGTCAAAGCCGAGCTGGCAGCTCTCGAGGCCCTCACCGAGCATGATCGAGATTGGCTGCGATACTGGGGAACTGTGAACCAACAACCATGGCCACTTCCTGAGATTGGCAGTATCTGGGAGTGGGACGTCGGGAATGCAATGGGTCGTGAGGTCGTCAAGGTTACCGGTGTCACTTTCGCACCGTTGACCGTGCGCATAGACAGCTATTCTGGAGTACGTGAAGTGACACTGGAAGAGTTCAGCCAGAAAGCCTTACCCGCACCGCTAGGAAAGAAGAGATGAAACAACTTCCCCAGAAATTCGCAGCCCACATCTACCCAGCTACTGTGCTACTGCCTTTCGTGCTGGAAGCGGCCAATCGCGGCGAGCTCGAGCTACCAAAAGAGTGGCGCATCGAAAACATCCGAGTTGAGACGCACTCTTCAATTCTCGATCCTGAAGAGAAGATATGCCGCATCACTGGTGACGTGGTCTCACTGCCCAGCGAGCCTGGCTCGCCGACTGGCGATGTCTGAGACCTTGGCGTTGCTCGCCGACGGGGCAACCTTCTGCTCGTCGGTCGGCGTCTTGACCTTGATCTTCAGCCGCATGCGGTCTTCTGGAGTGGCTCCGTACTTAGCCAGCCGTAGGCGAACCTCAGAAGCGAACTCCCAACGACCCTTAGACCACATGGTGTGATGCATAAGGGCCGTGTCTAGCAGGAATTCCCACCCTAGCGCGAGCTCTTCCCTGAGCAGTGGCAGCCGACGCAGCGAGTCCCACAAGGCCTTAGTCCGGGGGTGCCAGTCGGCACCATCAGGCAAGCAGCCTTCAGGCAGGGGCGGTCCGTAGACCTCGCCTGTGTCCTCGAGCTCAGTTATCTCGGCTTGGCGAGCTTTGTCGTCGGTCGGTCGCACGCGGTTTGGCTTAGCCGCCGGGCCTCTTCCTGCCATAGCTCCTCGCTTTAATTTTAGATATCCAGACTTGCTCGCACCGCTAGGAGCAGTACCTCCCGGTGCGCGAATCGAGCGCGAGAGGGTACACCCCCACCCCCATGTCTGTCTAGCTCAGCAGGCAAATATTCTCCTGCCAATTTTCTGAATGGTTGGAATTCCTCAGTGTTACCTGTTCTTGCCAATCAAATCAGGCCAGGATGCTGCTCCGT